CCCTACGATTTTCACGCATCATTTCTTCTTGACTACCCTACCGATAGGTGTAGTAGATAGCCCCGAAGGGCTATCTGCTAAATCTATCTAGGAACAGTATCATAAACTCTGGCAAACCACCCTGTGTCATTTTGCCACACTTTGTATACAGGTGCGACCTTTTTGCCACTGTAGATTCTGTTCGTATTCTGTGCAATTCTCGCCTTAATTAAAGGATAAGAATTTTCTTTTAAAAGTTTTCTTTTTACCATGTTTCAAGTATGACAGATATTGAAAAAATTAAAATGGCACATACTGTCGCAGGGGTGCGAGGTCAGGCTATNGGGATTGTTTCAGTATATGGAACGNATATACNNGAGCTGGATTTGAAACAGTAGTAGGATTAGAGTTCTTGAGAGGGGGGAGGGGTTTCGATCTCAACCCCCACCCCCAAAAAATGCGTGTGCACTAGCATACATAATACATCAAAAAAAATTTTAGCAAAAATTTAGACTTTTTTATTTTCGCGTCTAACTTGGTGTATATAGTCGTGGATGCGTAGGTCAGGTCTATTAGGATTTCGCGTGCCCCTCTCCTCCGTAAGATAGGAAGAAAGGATTTCAACAAATTCCTTAGGACTAAGATTATTTGATAATGATTTAAGATAGCGGCTTATATGCCGCCTTATCTTTTTAGGAGATATTATCCTGTGTGATTCTTTCATAGCGCGCGCTACCTCCTTTTGTTTTATGCGAGGGGGTATGCCCGAAGGCATTTATAACCCCCTCTTCTTACAGGAGACACCCTCGGGGAGAGGGATGCTGTAATGCTATCATAACAACCCTTGTCAATACAAGGGCTCTATGTTATAATTTTTTTACATGGATAAAAATAAACCCTTGACAGGAAGACAAGAACTATTCTGTCAAGAATACATTAAAGATTTAAATTCAAAGGCAGCGGCAAAGCGTGCGGGTTANTCAGACAAAGTAGCTGACGCGAAGTCCTATCAGTTTTTGAAGATGGATCGTATTAGAGATAGGATCGCAGAACTTAAACAAGATTCAATGCGCAGGNTACAGCTTGACGCGGATGATATCCTTAGAAGGTTAGTGCGTATTGCAGATCAGACAGAACAAACAGGTGATTACAATGCAGCCATTAGAAGCTTAGAGTTATTGGGAAAACACAAAGCGCTATGGACAGACAAGACTATAAACGAAACAACACTAGTCAATGCATTTGCTTCTGGTAATTCTGAAGAAGATATCCAAAGAGATGTAGAACGTTTGAAAAGAATAGCTACACCTAAATTAAAAGTTATATCGGGAGACAAGAAATGATTTTAACGCCAAAGCTAGAACCGTACGCAGGACAACCTAATGTGGATATTTATTCTCAAATAGTTTTGTGGGGCGGTATTGCATACATCCGAAGATAGAGACGCAGCCACTAGGCTAGCGGTTAAACAAGCACGTGATGATTTACTAGCATTTGTAATGCTAATGAATCCTAGCTTTAATGTAGGACCGCATCATCGTTTACTTTGTGACCAACTGATGCAGTTGGAGCAAGGAGAAACTGACAGACTTATGGTCTTTGTTTCTCCGCGTTCTTCTAAGTCACTAATCACATCAACATATTTCCCCGCTTGGGCGCTAGGTCGTAATCCATACTGGCAAGAGATAGCAGTATCTCACTCAGATGACCTAGCAACTAAGTTTGGTAGAGCTATTCGTGATATAATAAATACCACAGCATACAATACAATCTTTCCAAAAGTAAAAATTAAAAAAGATAACCGTGCTGCAAACTCCTGGGCACTCGAAGAAGGGGGCAAACAAGCAGGAAGTTTTCTAGCTGCTGGTTCTGGATCAGGTATTGCAGGTTTTGGTGCGCACTTAGCAGTCATTGATGANCCAATATCAGAGCAAGATGCGTTTTCAAAGACAAGAAGAGAACAATTAAACGAGTGGTANGCTTCTGGTTTACGNACAAGATTGATGCCAGGTGGAAAAGTTGTACTCGTAATGACAAGATGGCACGAAAATGACTTAGCAGGGCACTTGTTAAAGCAACAAGAGGCTTCACCTCTAGCAGATAAATGGTCTGTTGTAAGAATACCTGCACTAAATACTGCAGAATCTGCAGAAAAATTGCAAGATGCTAGAATAGATTTAATAGATCAAGGGTATTTAACAGAAACTTACCCATTACCAGAAGTTGGTAAGTCTTTTTGGGAAGAACCTGACCGCGAAAATGGTTTCTGTTGGTCAACAGAGGACATTATCCGTACAAAAAACAACACACCTCCCTTTAAATTTGATGCATTGTACTTACAAAACCCATCATCAGAGACAGGGGGCATCATTCAAGTAGATTATTGGCAAGAATGGAGTAGTGAAGACCCACCCGAGTGCGATTTTATTATACAATCCTGGGATACAGCGTTTTCTACCCGTAATACTGCAGACTTTTCTGTAGTTACTACGTGGGGAATATTTAAAAAAGACGAAATTAGTTTAGCAAACATGGTATTGCTAGGAATGGAGAAAGGTCGTTGGGATTTTCCTACACTTAGACAGAAAGCTGTGGATAAATTTATGAAACACCGCCCAGATTCCGTAGTTATTGAGAAAAAAGCTTCAGGTCAATCGTTAATTCAAGACCTAAGACTAGCAGGTTTACCTATTCAAGAGTATCAACCTGATAGAGACAAAGTATCTAGAGCATATGCAGTTAGTTCTTTGTTTCACAACTGTAGAATTTACGCACCTTTGACTAAAGTGTGGGCTAAAGAAACTATAGAAGAGTGTAGACAGTTTCCATCTGGACCACATGACGATATTGTAGACTCAGTTACCCAAGCTGTACTGTATGTGCGTAATGGTGGTTATTTAGAACACAGTGATAATTCATGGCTTGACTTAGATGAGTCAGACGTGTATAATAGAAAACGCAGACGTTATTATTAAGGATTGATATATGGCAATAGAAAAACAATTTGAAATACCAGAGGGAGAAAACTTAACTCTCTTTGATGAAGTAGACCAACCCCAAAAAGATATTGATGTAATGGTTACACCTGATGGTGGAGCTGAAGTTACACTACAAGATAATGCTATTTTAGAAGAAGCAAAAGCTATGGGATTGTTTGATGATGAACAACCTGAAGCTAATATGGCAGCACATGATTCTAATTTAGTAGAATTTATAGATGAGTCAGACTTAAGTGCTATCGCAAATGAATTACAAGATTCTTTTGAAAGAGATAAACAATCAAGAGATGAATATGATTCTATAGCTGAAGAAGGTGTAGACTTATTAGGTTTTAAAGCAGAAGATAGTGATGAACCATTTCCTGGAGCATGTGCATCTTCTCATCCTGTACTATCACAAGCAGTAGTAAAGTTTCAAGCAAAAGCTTACAAAGAATTATTCCCTACCGAAGGACCAGTGCGTACACGTATAGTCGGTATACAAAATCAACAAAAGATGGAACAAGCTAATCGTGTGCGTCACTTTATGAATTATCAAACACAAATTCAAATGCCAGAGTATGGTCCTGAATTAGATCGTTTATTATTTTATGTAGCGTTATACGGTTCTGCTTTTAAGAAAACATATTGGGATGTTAACTTAGGTAGACCAAGAACTGAATATATTAAAGCACAAGATTTTTATGTAGACTATTACGCATCTGATTTAGAGAACGCTGAAAGATTTACTCACAAGTATTCAATGTCTATGAATGAAATTAAAAAATTTCAAATGGCAGGAACTTTTGCAGACGTAGATGTTGACTCGAGTGAAATAGATGAAACTTCTGCAGAGGAAGCATCTGATGAAATACTTGGAGTAACAAAACCGTATGGTGATACAGAGCGTGTAGAAATTTTAGAAATGCATGTTAATTTAGACTTACCAGGATTTGAAGATCCTAATGGTTTAAAACTTCCTTATATAGTTCACATGACTGATGAAGGAGAAGTTTTAGCAATTAGAAGAAACTGGAATGCTGATGACATGAAAAAAGAAAAGAAAATGTATTTTACACATTACTACATGATTCCTGGTTTAGGTTTTTATGGTTATGGTTATTTACATTTAATTGGTGGCTTAACTAAAACAGCAACATCATCAATGAGACAATTGATTGATGCTGGTACTTTTGCAAATTTACCTGGTGGTTTTAAAGCACATGGTCTTAGAGTATTAGCACCAGATGAACCTATTGCTCCTGGTGAATGGAGAGAAGTTAATAGCCCTGCAGGTGATCTAGGTAAATCTTTACAACCTTTACCATTTAAAGAACCTTCAGGAACATTATTTAATTTAATGCAGTATGTAGTAAATGCTGCTAAAGAGTTTGCTGACTCGACTGACAACATAGTAGATCAAGCATCTAACTATGGACCTGTTGGTACAACTATGGCTTTGCTAGAACAAAGTTCTAAGTTGTTCAGCGCTGTGCACAAGCGTCTGCATAACGCCCAATCCAAAGACCTGCGAATCTTAGCGAGACTAGATTTTGAGTATCTTCCTGATCTGTACCCGTATGAAGTCGCAGGTGGTGCACAGCAAGTTTTTAAAAATGATTTTAATTTAAAATCAATAGATGTATTACCAGTATCAGATCCTAATATGCCAACAGAAGCACACAGGATTGCAAAGATAAATGCTATTATGCAAATAGCTCAACAAAATCCTAATGCTTATAACATGGAACAAATAGGTATGGAACTGTTTGCAGCTATGGGTATTGATGAACCACAAAGATATTTAAAGAAAAGCATGCAACCTATAACAGCAGATCCTGTTACTGAAAATATGGGATCAATGAAGGGGGCACCTTTAGCACCTAGACAAGATCAAAACCATGATGCTCATATAGTGGCACACGCAGCTATGATGCAGAATCCTGCATACAAAGAAAACTTACCTATGATTCAAACATTAGCGGCGCACATACAAGATCACTTAGCTATGAAATATAAAGGCGAAGTAATGCAGATGATTCAAGATCCACAGATAAGACAAGCTGTAGGTTCTGGTCAACCATTACCACCTGAATTAGAAAATCAAATAGCTTTATTAACAGCTAATGCTTCTGACTCATTATTAAAATTAGATGAAGAGAAACGAAAAATTATGGCTGGTGAAAAGAAAGATCCTCAAGAAGAACAAGTAGAAATTCAAAAAGAAGATTTAGAATTACGTAAAGCTAAACTAGCACTTGATGCTAAAAAACATCAAGATGAAATAGCATTAGAAGAAGCTAAAGTTATTATTGATGATGAGAATACAGATCTAGAAAGAGAACGTAAGATGGCAAAAGATGCTATGGATATGGCTAAAGAGGGAATACAAAAAGCAAAGATTATGATTAAAAGAGAAGGCATGTAATGGCAGCAGATCCCAGACTAAAACGTGCAGGGGTCAGTGGTTATAACAAACCCAAACGAACTCCTAATCATCCAAAGAAATCTCATGTTGTAGTTGCTAAAGAAGGCAACAAAATTAAAACAATCAGGTACGGAGAACAAGGAGCTAGCACAGCTGGCAAACCTAAAGCAGGTGAATCAGCTAGAATGAAAGCAAAACGTAAATCTTTTAAAGCTAGACATGGTAAAAATATAGCAAAAGGAAAAATGTCTGCTGCATATTGGGCAGATAAATCTAAATGGTAGTATATGAAGATATCAGATAACACAGCAATTAGTATGCCAATGAGAAACTTAATAAGTATTCTTGCAGCTACAGCAATAGGTGTCTGGGCTTACTTTGGAGTAATTGAACGATTAAATAACATAGAAACAAGAGCAACTCTATTTGAGTCTGACCTTGTTAAAAATGCAGTTCAAACGCCTATTGACCAAGAACAGTTTATGTTGCTAGAGTTTATAGCAGGACAAGTAGAAAGCATGAGTGAGGATTTGGAAAATATGTCTCACAACAAAGTTAATATTATGAGATTACAAACTGATATGGAAAAAGCATTAGAAGATATAGAAGAATTAAAAGATAAAATAAGGGCAAACGGATATGGTGACTAAAGTAATTATAGCTTTAATTTTATTTTCAGGTGGTACTATGATTGAACATACTGTAACAGATGGTGTTAAAGACTGCCTTGAAAAGAAAAGAATTATAGAACGTAATATGCAATCTGATACAGCAAGAGTATCTTGTGCTAAAGTTGAAGCACAAATAGAAACCATAGAGGGTGTTGAATTTATTAGGTCTATGAGTAAAGTAGACTAGTGATAAAGTTTAAATATCTAGTACCATTATATGTAGCTGTGCTTTGTATGGGCGCATTTTTAAATTTATATGCAGAAACGAATACGGTGTCTTCAACCGTAGTTACAAACTCAACCCCTCCTACAGCAAATGCACCAACTATTATGAATAATAATAGTGATATATGTAAAGTTGGTGTTGGGGCTAGTGTGCAAAATAATGTTGTAGGCTTAGCTACAGGTGTAGTTATTGATGATGAGTTATGTCAAAAACTTAAACTATCACGATCTTTATATAGTTACGGTATGAAAGTTGCAGCAGTATCAGTCTTATGCCAAGATCCACGAGTCTGGGATGCAATGACCGATGCAGGCACGCCTTGCCCTGCACGAGGTTCCATCGGTTCTGAAGCAGCTCAATATTGGAGTGACAATCCATCTGAAATTCCAGAAGGTAGTAAATATAAAACAGATTACGTTCAATCAAATAAACCAGAACCAGAAGAGTTTAGTGATGCACAAAATGCTGTTTTATTTAAAACTTTATTTATAATTACGACAGGACTTTTATTGTTTTAATGCATGAAAAAAGAAGACATACTTATTTGGGTTGTATTAATTTTAGTATTAATACTACCATTTTCTTTAAAAGCTAATACTTGTTTACCTGATATTGAAGGACTTTGCACCCCTGGTGTAACTATTACAGAAGATACACAAGTAGAAGTTACTGAAGAAGATAAAGGTACAGAAATTGTTACAACAACCACAACCACTGTAACTACTACAACTACTACAGTCACTAATGAAGACTCGGGAGATATTCTTGATGGTGATAATGATTATGTAACTTCAAAGTATGAAGGAGACATGGATATTGATTGGGGTGGGCAAGGTCCTGCAAATAACCCTAGCGGTAATTCTTGTTATGCTTTAGGTTCTGATAAGTGTGCACAGATTACAGGATCAGGCAACAGCACATCAACAATGGGCGTGTCTGGAATGGGTACCACATTTATACAAACAGTAGACATTTCTGATTTAGAAATAGATCAAGGGGGAGCGGTTAAATATACAATAGAGGTAGATAAAAGAGATGCTCAAGATAGAATATACATGCACATTACAGGACTTAATGGAACTAGCCAGGTCTTTTCAGGCACTGACATCTTGTCTGAGTCTGGAATATCAACAGGCTACCAGTCTTATAACGGGTCTTTCGATTTCGGTGGTGTACTAAATAAAGTAGTTATAGAGATTGGTGGTAGAGACATCAATCTAGCTGTTGGTCCATTATTTGATGATGTAACGGTTAATGTATTTTACAATGTAGTTAATACTATAATTACTCAACAGATAACTACATTAGAAGAAATATATTATCTAGATCTATTTGATCCAACAGAATTAGATTTTGTAGAAGAAGTATTTGAGTTTAATGATATTAGTATGGATGATGCAGGAGATATAGAGTTTGCTCCTATAGAACCACAAACAGAAGATGTGTCATACGAAACTGTAGAATTAGAAATACAAGAGTTTGAATTAGATATTCCAGAACCAGAAGTAGCTGCTGTAGAAATAGAAGCTGAAATGGAGATAGAGATGGAGATGGAAATGGAAGTAGCAGAAATAGAAGAGACAGTAGATGAACAACCAACAGAAGAAGAAACAACCGAACCCGATAGCGAAGCTACTGAAGAACCCGTTGTGGAAGTTGAAGATAGTACCGAGCAAGAAGATATACAACAGGAAGAAACAGAAGAGCCTGAAAAACCTGTGAAAGAACCTAATGCAAAAGAAAAAGCAGCAACTAAAATAGTAAAAAAGATGGATGATAAAGCTAGGTATGATGAATCTAATCAAATGAAAACATTAATAGTAATGCAAATTCTAGGCAATACTAAAACATTTTTTGATACTCAATCAACAATACAAGATACAAATGTTAATGAGTATTTAAATAAGGTAATAGACGATCCATATGGTGGTTTATTTATAGCAGAACAAGGACAAATAATGGAGGATATAGTAAATGCCCAGTATTGAGTATAGCGGGATGAAGATAACTGGAGGAAAGGTGTTTGCCATCTTTACTCTACTAGGTGCTCTTGGTGGTGCAGCTTGGACTGGCTTCACTTTCTACCAGGACTACCTTGATATGAAGGAAAAAATAACTCTGTATACCGAGCCAGACCTCTCCCAATATGATGAAGGTATAGCAGTATTAAAATCAGAAATAGATATGATACTTCAAGAAATAACTATAATATCAGATGTAGCTAGAGATATGCGTTCTGATATGAAAGCAGATTTACGTCAGATGAATGGAGACATTCGACATATAACTGAAGTTGTAAATGATGTTGAAGATAGACAGAAAGAAGATAACAGAGAACTCTTAGATGAGATGAAGTTATTAGAAGATAGTCTTGATTTAAAAATAGATAAAGCTTTAAATAATCCTTTATCAGGGTTGACATCTAAGAATTAGTTATTATATAATACCTATAGCTGCCGAAAGGAGCTAGTAAACTTTGCTTTCAAAGGAGGTATATTATGACAAGCTTAGAACAATACAATCCATTTTGGATAGGATTTGATGATGTATTCAAAAGGATGAACTCATTCGAGTACACAACATTCCCACCATATAACATTAAAAAAGTAGACTCTGAAAACTATGAGATAGAAATGGCTGTCGCTGGTTTTGCCAAAGATGATGTAAAGGTTAAGTATGCAGAAAATACTTTAACTATTACAGGGCAAAAGAAAGACAAGCAAGACTCAAAAGAACTACTACACAAAGGAATATCTGAAAAGAACTTTATTAAAAAGTTTGAATTAGCAGATGACTTTGTAGTAGAAGAAGCAGGGTTGCAAGATGGTCTACTTTGTGTTAAACTTAAAAAGATAATTCCTGAAGAAAAGAAGGAAAAGATTATCGACATTAAATAATCTCACTTTCGGGGGTGTCTTTATAGGTGCCCCCTTTTTAGGATACAGGAGAACACATGCTAGATCAAGTTAAAAATTATAAAGAACGTATGCAAAAAGTTTTGGCTGAAGCAATGGAAGCCAATAACCAGCAGCTACTTAGTGGTAGCACTGATGACTATGCAGGCTATAAATTTTTAGTAGGCATAGGGCAGACATTAAACGATATGTCTGATAGACTAGAAACTGAGTATAAGAAATTATACAAAGATATCGCAGGAGGAACAGATGAGTAAATTACCAAAACCAAAAGGTTATCGTATGTTACTTAAACCGTGGGAACCATCAGCAATGACATCAGGAGGAATACTGCTGTCAGACCAAACAAGAGAGCTTGCTAAGTTTGCTTGTGTGGTTTCTAAAGTTGTTGATATGGGTCCAGAATGTTATCAAAACATGGATAAATCTGCAACCACATGGTGTGAAGTGGGTGACTATGTACTCACTGGTAAATATGTAGGACTTAAATTTAAATATGAAAATGAAGATTATTCTATTATAAATGATGATGAAGTCGTAGCTATTGTACCAGACCCAAGTAAAATAAAACATAGATAACCCCTTGCAATATTACCACTAAATGTGGTATTATATTGTCCATAGCGTGAAACGCAGTTCGCAACTGACGGAGGTATAAATGATAGAAGACCCAAAACAAGAAGAACTTAATCAAGAGGAAGAACTCGAGATTGAGATTGATGAAGGGGGGCACACAGAAAGCCCTACTGAAGAGCAGCCAGCTCCAGAACCAGAAACCCCAGAAGCAGAGAAAGAAGAAGATGCAGATCCTGTAGAGGAAGAAACATCTGATGAACCTGAAGAAGAGGAATCTGAAGATAAAAAAGTATATGGCAAAAGGGCTGAGAAACGCATAAAGCGTTTAGTAAAACAGCGTAAAGAACTACAAGAAAAGCTTGAAACACTCGAAGCTGAAAAACAACAGTTTCAACAAGAGCGTGAAGAACTATCTAGTAGAACTGCTGAGTCTGAACTAGAAGCTGTAAAGCAATATGGTAATAGACTAAAAGCCCAGGAAAAAGAAGTAATAGCTAAACTTCGTGATGCTAAAAACAATAACGACTTAGAAAAAGAAATAGAAGCTACTGATAAATTAGCATCTATAAAAGCTGAAGCGTTAATAGTTAAACAGTACGAAGAAAAAGCTAATAGAACTTCTTCCGCAAGAAAGCAAGTTTCATCTGAAACAACACAAGAGGTGCAACCACAACAACCTGCTCCAGATAGAAGAGCAGTGCAGTGGCAAAAAAGAAACTCTTGGTTTGGTGGAAACGTTCAAAGCGAAAAGATTATGACGCAAGCGGCTATGGTAATACATAAGGAATTAATTGAAGAAGGGGTATACCCTGATGCAGATCCTGATGAATACTACAGCGAACTTGATGCCAGAATCAGAACTGAGTTTCCTGACAAATTTAAAAATGTTAAATCAGAGAAAAGAGTACAGGTAGTTGCGGGAGGAACGCGTACTTCCCCCAGTGGCAAACAGAAAGTCACATTGACCAANTCGGAAGTAGAGACTGCTAACAAGTTAGGAGTATCTTTACAAGAATACGCGAAACAAAAAATGCGCAGAGATCAAACTGCGGGATAAGGAGTAGATGAATGACACAGGCTACTAAGACAACTCGAAAGACGCGAGCATCGGGTACTCGCAAGAAAACATGGGCACCACCAAGTCGATTGGAAACTCCAAAAGCTCCTGATGGTGTACATTATAGATGGGTCAGAAATGAACTGCTAGGTGAAAGCCATGCAGGTAATGTTCACGAAAGACACCGTCAAGGATACGAACCAGTCAAACCAGAAGAGCTTGGCAGTGACTGGCAAGCGGATGTTTTAGACACAGGTAAACATGCGGGCACTGTTAGATCAGGTGATTTAATTTTGATGAAGGTTGACCAAGAAATTGCAGACCAACGAAATGAATACTTTGCTAACAAGACCAAAGCTGCAGAGGGAGCCGTCAACTCTGAGTTGCAGAAAAACAATAGCGCTGTTGCACCTATAAGCCAAGACGAACAATCCTCAGTCTCAGTAGGCGGAGGAAAACAGGCAAAGTTTGAGGACTAATATGTACCTCCACTTTGCTAATTAATAACGGAGGTAAACATGGCAGGTTTTGGATTAAGTCCAGTTAAACATGCGAAAGGTGGAATTGTTAGAACTAACAATTTTGTCGGTCAAAACGGTTACAGAATCGCTGCTACTGCCCCAACTGCATTCTTCGAAGGTGATCTCGTGACTCTAAGCTCAGGTAATATCGTAACAGATATGGGAGCTGCAAGTCCAGGCGCAGTCGTAGGTGTTTTCTGGGGTGCAGAATACCAAGACAACTCAACTGGTGAAGTTAAGTTTGTCAGAAGTATTCCTAACGGCACTGTAGCCAAAGAGAAGTACAAATGTTATGTATATGATGATCCCGATATAGTCTTTAAGATTCAAGCGGATCAAGCTGCAACACCAATTACAGCAGCTAAAGTAGGATCAGTTGTACAGATCGTTGCATCACCAACAGGTAGTGCAATCACACATAAATCAGGTCTTGTTGCTGACTCATCAACAGCCGCTACAGGAAACGCAGGTTTCCCACTAACAATATTAGGTAGTGCTGAATCTGATGACAGTTACACAGCTGCAGGAACCACTATGGATGTTTTGGTGAAGATTAATACTCACCAGTTCGGACTAGGTGGAACTGGCGTAGCAGGTATATAGGAGGATAAATTATGGCTATATCAAGAGCACAAATCCTTAAAGAACTTGAGCCAGGTCTTAATGCGATTTTTGGTACTGAATATAACAGATACGAAAATGAGCATGCCGTCTTGTTCGATGAGGAAACATCAAACAGAGCATTTGAAGAAGAAGTACTCTTCCCAGGCTTTGGTAATGCAGGTGAGAAGTTCGAAGGTGCACCAGTATCTTACGCTGAAACAGGTGAAGGATATGTATCACGATACACTCACAAAACAGTTGCATTAGCATTCTCATTAACTGAGGAAGCTATGGAAGATAACTTATATGATAAGTTATCAACCAGACTAACCAAAGCTTTAGCAAGAGCAATGGCTTCTGCAAAGCAATTAACAGCGGCTAACGTTTATAACAATGCCTTTGACGGAAACTTCACAGGTGGTGATGGACAAGCATTAGTATCTAATGCACACCCATTACAAAACGGTAGCACTGGGTCCAACAGACCAGCAACTTACGCTGACTTGTCTGAGACATCTTTAGAAACAGCATTGATTGACATTGCTGGATTTACAGATGACAAAGGCGTGCCAGCTGCAATTACTGGTAAAACATTGCACATTCCAAGACAGTTAGTATTTGTCGCTGAAAGACTTATGAAGTCTGCAGGTAGACCAGGTACTGCTGACAATGATATTAATGCAATCAACAACATGGGTATGTTACCTGGCGGTTACTTTGTAAACCACAGATTTAATGATACCGATGCTTTCTTTATTAGAACTGACTGTCCTAACGGAACAAAGATGTTCAATAGAGCTGCATTAACAACTAAAATGGAAGGTGACTTTGAAACAGGTAACGTAAGATACAAAGCCAGAGAGAGATATTCATTTGGATTCTCTGACTGGAGAGCTGTCTACGGTAACCAAGGAGCCTANTAAACTTAAAGGTTGGGGGCTTAGTGCCCCCTTCCACTTATTAACATTGACTAGCGAAAGCTAGATTATGAAAGGATAAACAATGGGAAGAACAACATTTTCAGGTCCATTAAGAGTAGGACAAGCACAGAAAACTGAGAACGCACAAGTTGCNGGCGCAGTATCTTTAGTGGCAACAGGTCACATCGCAGATCCTACAGCTGCTAGTACAACAGCAGTAACAAGAAACTCAGACGCATCAGGCAACGGTACATTACCACTGATACTACCAGCAAGAGCTATTATCACAAAGTTAGAAGTTCAAGGTGGTGCAACAGGTGGTACTAACCCAACATACGATTTAGGTTGGATTGGTGTTAATGACGCTACAGCATTTGATGTAGATGGTTTAGTCGCAGATGGTGACGCAGACGGAGCCAAAGTAAACTTAAGCTTTGGTGATGGTACAACTGGAGACGACTTCGGTTTTGAAATGAGCACATCACAACCAGTAAAAATTACAGGTGGTGTAGGTGACTCAGCTCCAACAGGCGGATCTATAACTTTTAGAGTTCACTACCATGTCTTTGATGACTTGGTTGGTGGCGATGGAAGCGCTGCATAATAATTAAATATTAACTCGGTGGTGGGGTGTAATGACCCCACCCTTGATAAGGAGGAAATAAAATGGCAGACGTAGTAACAACAAGAACTCTATTCCAAGGAGAAAGAAAACTTATAACAAGTTATGTAAATATCTCTGATGGATCAGGGAGTACGACCCTACTAGTAGATGCTAGTAATTTAACACCTAATAGTAAAAATCAAGCTGTTGATAATGTATCATTAAATAGAATTTGGTTTAATGTTTCTGCAGCTACAACAGCACCAGTTCAACTACAATGGAAGCTAACATCAGGAACTCAAACACCTTTACTAGCTTTAAACGAAACTGATAACTATGATTTTAGTGATATAGGTGGTATTACCAATCCTAAAGAAACTAACTATAATGGTGATATTGAGGTAATCGTACCAGCTGCAGCAAGTTCTGGTGAAACTTATACTTTAATTTGCGAATGGATTAAACATTACTAGGGGGTGACATATGGCTACCTCTGGTACATACACATTTAATCTTGATGTATCTGACATAATTCAAGAAGCTTACGAGCGTGTAGGCATTGAAGTAAAGTCAGGTTATGATCTTGTAACCGCAAGACGTTCATTAAATTTATTATTAACTAAATGGGTTAATGAAGGCGTTAACCTATTTACATTAGACTTAACTACTTTAACTCTAACTAAAGATTCAGCTACTGTAAATNTAGCAGCTAATCAATATTTAGATATTCTTGATGCCTCTACTAGAGATACTAATTCATCACCTGTAACTGATACAGCGTGTGAAAGAATTAGTTTATCAGAATATCTTAACTATCCAGACAAAACAACTAGTGGTAAACCTGTACAATTTGCTGTTGAAAGAAACAGTCAGTACGATAGTTCAGGCGTAGCTAATCATAAGGTTTACTTATTCCCAGTTCCAGATCAAACTTATTATAGATTGCATTGTTGGACAATCAGATATCCACAAGATATATCTGAAACTTATACACAAAATCCAGACATACCTAGAAGATATTTACCTGCATTAATTAGTGGGTTAGCTTTTGAATTAGCTAACAAACATCCAGATAAAGTTGATGCAACAAGACGTGCGGAATTAAAAGGTATATACAATGAGGAATGGGATTTCGCAAAAGAAGAGGATAGAGAAAGAGCAAGTTTTTATATACAACCTAAGATTCGCGGGTACTAAGAACGATGGCTAAAAGAGCTTCAGGTAAATATGCATATCTGATAGATGATCGTTCTGGCAGGAAGATACGATACAAAGATGCGCGAACGGAGTGGAATGGGCTTCGAGTTCACAAAAAAGATTGGGAGCCCAAACACCCACAACTAACTCCACCCAAGTTAGGACCAGAAGCAACTTCATTATATAATCCAAGACCAGATGCAGACAATGTTCCTACTACAGTAAAGCTTGGTTCTTTATTTGGTAGAGGTACACCTAACACAGTTGCATCAGTTGGTGCTGTTAATATAAACGTAGCTGAAGTTGTAGACTCTACTTTATTAAACACTGGATTTAGTCTTCCAATAATTGCTACAGGTGTAACAGCAGGTGGTTTAGGATTAAGTTCTGCTAGAGGTACTGTAGGAGTAGATACAACAGAACAAGCAGATTCACAATTACTACAAACTGCATTTACATTACCGAACATTAGTGTTCTTGAAGAAGCAGATGGTTTAGCATTAGCTTCAGCATTTACAAGCCCAGCGTTTAGTGCAAGTTCTAATTTAACTTTAACAGGACAATCTGCTGCTACAGCACATGGGGGCACAGGACTAAACTTTAATTTAACAGAAGTTCCAGCTGGTCATGCTTTAACAACAGGCATTGGATCATTAACATTCCAAGCTAGTTCACAGTTAGCAATCACAAGTCCAGGAGCTTCAACTGCCATAGGTAGTGTAGGAATCAGTCCTACAGAAGATGTGGGAGGGTTGTCTTTAACCTCTGCACATGGTACAATATCAATTAGCATTGATAGTTCAGGCTGGGGTATCCAGACCTGGGGTCAGAATGCTTGGGGTACATAATTATGGGTTTAACATTTAATCAATTAAAACAGGCTATACAAGATTTTACAGAAAATTCTGCGGCTTCTTTTACTGCTGCTACAGGATCTGGCAAAGCTCCTATAGAAGTATGTATTGAACTAGCAGAACTTAGGATAGCTAAAGAAGTAGATCTTACAGCATTTAGAAAAATAAATACTTTTGGTCTTACGCAGAACGTGTCTACAAAAGCGGTGCCTGAAGACATGGTAGTTCCCAGATATTTACGTATTCAAAATGGTGCTTTCTTATTACAAAAAGATGAAACATTCATTAAAGAGTTTAATAGAAATCCTGCAACCACAGGAACAGTCAGATATTATGCTCTTAATCAAACAGGTACTAGTTACACTAGTAGTAACAGGCAAACAAATTTCTTATTTGGACCAACTCCATCCCTTGCAACAACGATAGAAATAGGGTATACTATGAGAGTTCCAGGATTATCATCAAGTAATCAAAATACTTATCTTGGTGATAGAGCCCCAGATGCTATTCTGTACGGATCGCTAATAGAGGCAGTAGCTTTTATGAAAGAGGTACCACAACAGATAGAATTGTGGACTAGCTATTATACAAAAGCTATTCTATCATTAGCAAATGAGGAACAAGTAAGAATGCGAAATGATGAGTTTCGCAATGGTGAACTAAAAACAATGACGAGAGGACAATAAGCATGGCTATTACATCAGCAATTGCTAATAGCTTTAAACAGGAAATCTTAGTAGGCACTCACAACTTCACAGCAAGTTCTGGACACACTTTTAAGATAGCTCTTATTAAAGCGAACGCATCGCAATCTGGTACATACAATGCTGGCACAACAAACTACTCAGTAGTTACAGGAAATAGTGACGAACTCGCGAGCGGCAGTGGTTATTCTACAGGCGGAAATACTTTAACAAGTGTTACTCCAGCATTAGATGGATCAACAGCTGTTTGTGATTTTGCAAACACATCTTGGTCAAGTGCTACATTTACTACAAGAGGTTGCATAATTTACAATACATCAGCATCTAATAAAGCCGTAATGGTATTAGATTTTGGTGCAGATTATTCGGTTTCTAACGGTACATTTACCGTTGAATTTCCAACAGCTAACGCTAGTAACGCAATTATAAGGATTAGTTAATGGCATCTACTTGGAGTAGTGGTGGTTTAAATTTAAGATTAATGACCACAGGTGAAAATGATGGAACCTGGGGTGATCAAACTAATGATAATTTAAAACGTCTTGAAAATAAAATAACAGGGCGAGCAGCTGTTACTCTATCAGGTACAACACATACATTAACATTTACTGCAAACCCCACATCTTACGCTGACGAAGATGGAAGAAATCTTGTTCTCGACTTCGGTGGCTCACCAAGTGGTACTAACACAGTAACTATACCTGCAAAAGAAACTACTTACATAGTATTAAATAACACTGCAAATAGTAACTCTATAATATTTACTACTGGCAGTGGTACTACGTTTACTTTACCAGCAGGCAGAGATGCAATAATTTATTCAGATGGTACTAATGTTTTAAATGCGTTAGACAATCTACAAGTAAGTACGGTTAACGGTGTAGATGTTGCAAATGCAGCAACGAAAGGATTCGCTATAGCTTTAGCTGTGGCATTATAAGGAGGAATAGATGGCACAAGATTTCGAGAGAGCTGTAGCATTTGACTCTAGTGGTGATGTTAATATAGGCACAACTGCTAGAAGTATTATCACCTCAAACTCTGACGATGCAATCATAGGAATTAGATTATCTAATATTACAAACGCTACTATCAAAGCTGATGTTTATATAACATCTTCTGCTAGTGGTGGTTCTGCTGATTCTTATATTGTAAAGAACGCCCCTGTACCAGCAGGTGGTTCATTAGAGTTAATTGATGGGGGCGCGAAAGTGGTCCTTCAAAGTGGTGATGTTTTAAAAGCTAAGTCAGACACAGCAGACAGTTTAAACGTGTGGGTATCTTTTATAGATAGCATAAGCACATAGGAGTAACATGGGATATTTAGGTAATCCAGTAACAAAAGATTTTACAAGCAGTACATCTGTACAAACAATATCTGGCAGTGGTGCTACAGCATACGCATTATCAACAACCGTAGCAGTACCAGAAGATATTGCGGTTCTTCGTAATGGTGTGCGTCAAAAACCTACAACTGACTATACAGTAGCAGGTAGTCAAATAACTTTTACAACAGCTTTGGCAGGTAGTGATACTTGTTTTGTTATATTTTTAAATAGNGTTGTTGGTACAAATGTACCTGGCAANGATTCAATAACAGCTCCTATGATGACATCATTTAATGGAGTATATGAAAACTTAGCAACCATAACATCAACTGTAGCAGTAGCTGCAAGTGATAACGCATTCTTAGCNGGNCCTGTAACATTNACAGGAACTGTTACAGTGGAGGGTAATCTTACAGTAGTATGAGCACACTTGAGGTAAATACGATTGCACCAGTAAGCGGAAGTTCTGATGTCACTCTTGGTGGTTCATCAAAGAACATTAAATTTGCTAGTGGTACAACAGTAGATTTTAATACCAACACTCCTACCTTATCTTTAGCTACTGATATGAAAAACACTCCCGCCTTTTTAGCACATAAAACGGATGGTAATCAAAGCATATCAGCGGACACTGCTACTCTTATTACATTCAACACAGAAACTTTTGATAGTGGCGGTAAGTATGCTTCCAACAGATTTACACCCACAGTGGCAGGCAAGTATATGATTGGATGTTCTTTAAGATGCGTCTCAGTGAGTTCAGCATCTTCATTATTTCTTATGATAAGAAAAAATGGAACTGAAAGATTAGCTAAAATTACTAGACCAGATTCTAATGGTGGAGATGCAGGATTAGACTTACATGGTATTATTGCTATGGATAACAATGATTATGTAGAAATTTATTTAGATTCTAGTGATAGCTCTCCAACAATAAGAAGTTCATCAAACTTAGAATCATTTTTTTATGGATATAGAATAATAGGGGCATAATGGGAACAATATTCGTAGATAACTTAGAACCACAATCAGGCACTAGCTTAACGTTAGGAGCGGGTGGTGATACAGTCAGTTTAGGTTCAGGTGGAACAATTACTAACACTCCAGCTTTTTTTGTAAAAGTAGGAAGCAATCAGTCAGTTTCAAATGACACATATACAACAGTAGCATTTGATACAGAAGTTTATGACACAGATTCAGCTTTTAATACAAGCACTTATAAATTTACAGTTCCTACAGGCAAAGCAGGTAAATATGTTTTCTTTGCACACACAACTTATAGTAATCCAGGATTTTCAGTAGGAGAAAGAAATCAAATTTATTTTAAAGTAAATGACAGTTTTGTTGATTTTGCTGGAGACAATGCTGCTTGTACTGATGGTGGTGCTGACCCTTCTGTAAGTTTTTCATCACAACAAAATTTATCTGCAGGAGATACTGTTCATGTTCAAGTTTTACAACAAAGCGGTGGTACTACAACTTTACAATCAGCTTATGCTAGATTTTATGGATATAGGTTAATAGGAGTATAGATGTCAAAGATATTAGTAGATACAATCGATACAAGAAGTGGAACTTCTACCTTAACACTTGGTTCGAGTAACGCAGGTACGATTGCCTTGGGTAGTGGAGACGTACAGAGTAATTTTTTACAACCTGCGTTTTATGCATATGGTAGTGGCTCTGATCAATCAATATCTGATGCCACAGCTACAAAGGTAACTGTTTTTAATACTGAAGGATATGACTCTGACGGTATGTTTGCTAGTAATAGATTCACCCCTACAGTGGCAGGTAAATATTTTATATATTGTAATTTGTATTGGGATACAAGTACAAGTAATGATTTTCACAATGGCTCAGTGTCAATAAGAAAAAATGGTTCTAACATCTGTGCTATCACTAATAACTGGAACGCAAGTGGTGGTAATGCTATGGGTAATCATGTGGGAGTTACTGTGGATATGAATGGCTCAAGCGATTATGTAGAGGCTTATTGTTATCAAAATACTGCCTCTGGAAATGCAAGTACAGTTTATGCATCACAATCAAATTCAAGTTTTGGAGGCTATAGAATAGGAACATGAGCACATTAAAAGTATCAACAATCTCGCCTCTTGGCACTGACGCTACAAATACTATTACGCTCGGCACAAATGGAACAGACACTGTGACAGGTGCAGGTTCTATGGTTCCAGCATTTGAAGCAAAGCTTACAAGTGATCAATCTATATCTGATAACACTCTAACAAAAATTAATTTTGACACAGCAGAATTAGACACAGATAGTAAATATAGTACAAGTGATTATAAATTTACACCAACTATATCAGGTAAATATTTTGTTTATTCACAAATAAATGGATATGCTGGTGGTGATTCTGATCTTGTAACTATCACTTTACAAATTAGAAAAAATGGTTCAGTAGTAAGATTTTCATTTGTAGAGCCTTCTAATAATTTTGGAAAAACACACACTTTAAACTGTTCATCTATTTTAACTTTAGATTCTGATGACTATGTAGAAATCTATGCTTCAATAGATGGTAACAGTGGTGGTGGTGAGGTCATTCAAGGCACAGCAAATTCTGGAACATTCTTTGGAGCATACAAGGTAATAGGAGCATAATATGAGTGTAACAACAATACCAACAGCGGGAATAGCGGACAGTGCAGTCACTGCTGCTAAAACTTCTGGTCTTGGCAAAATTATTAATATTTATCAAGATGGCAGCGCTACTCAATATGCAACAACCACAGATAGTTCTACAACATTTACTGATGTTACAGATGTTGCTATAACTTTAACACCCGCTAGTTCATCATCAAAGTTTTGGCTTACATGGAATACCTTTGGTAGTAATATTGCTGGAGCATCACAAGCACTTAATGTTGATTTAGATTTTAAAAGAGCAATATCTGGTGGTACAACCACAGGAAAACTTATACAAACTACTATTGCAGAAGATGTTGGTAGAAGATTTCAGTATGATAACAGATCCAATACATTAGGTATTAATTACCTGAATTGCACTATGGCTGTTTCATTTCTTGATAGCCCATCAACAGCATCAGCTATTACTTATACCCCTCAATTTTCTAAAAATCAGTGGGCTGGTACAAATGGCACGAGTATGGGAGTGCATGGTGGTATGTTTCAAATTATGGAGTTTAGTGGATAATGGCATACATCGGAAATCCAATAGTACAAGGTAACTTTTCAGTCATTGATGATATCAGTGGCAGCTTTAATGGTTCCAACACACAGTTTACTATAGCTGTAGGGGGCACCACACAAACAATAGGTTCCCTAGCATCGCTAATGATTCACATAAATGGTGTGTATCAAGTACCAGGAACAGCCTTTACAGCGGGCTCAACATCTGGTACAATAGCATTTACAGGACCACCTGCAAACGGTGCAACGTTTTCAGGTCAAATATTCGGAGATACTTTAGACATAGGTACTCCAAGTGACGCAACAGTTACTGCTGCGAAACTAACAAGTATTCAAGGTGCATACAGAAATGTACAAACTTTGACAGGCGGCTTATCTATAGCAGCATCAGAAAATGCTAGTATAGTGGGTCCTATAACAGTGTCCTCAGGACAGACAATAAACGTAGCCAGTGGTGGAACACTGGTCATATTATAAGGAGTAAACAATGGCAGATTGTGCACAAGCAATACAATCGATTGGTTCATATGAGTTTGTCATAACAGGTGCCCCCTCTACCGAAGCGGAATTTAATTCGCAAGTTAAGTGGGTTACTGGTAAAGACTCTAACGACACAGCTATTTTTGGCTCTAAGCCAGATGCTGTTACTTGGGCAAAAGTCAAAGCCGACATGGACAAACAAGACAAGTTCGCTGATCAAAAAGTAATCAACGAAACAGCAAGAGCTTATCTTGCATCAACTGACTGGATGTCAGTCAGAGAAGCAGAGGGCGGAAAAGCTATGCCTTCTGATGTAAAAACAAAAAGAGCTGAAGAAAGAGCTAAGGTTGTGGAATACGCAAACTTTAGCGGTTAGGAGTAAACAATGGCATCATTAAGCACAAAGATAAAACTTTACTGCGCAGCTAACTCAAAGACTGTAGACTTTACAAAAGATGTTTTACTTCAGGATGATTCTGATGGTAAAGGTCCATACATAAAAGAATGGAATATTTCTGGTTTGGACAAGCCAACAGATTCACAACTCGCTGCACAAGAAGCAGCAGGTGATACTGAAGAAACAAACAGCAAAGTCAGAGCTACACGTAGAGCAGCGTACGGAGATATCGGAGATCAACTAGACGAGATCTATAAAGATATTGACGCATGGAAAGTTAGAATTAAAGCTATCAAAGACGCAAACCCAAAATCATAAGGAGTAAGTAGTGGTATCACAGTTAAAGGTAAATGAGATTATAAAGCAGTCAGGCTCATCAATTACAATTGGTGAAGCAGGAGATACCATTACTGTTCCTTCTGGAACTTTAGCAACTGATTTTTTTAATAGCACAGGATTTCAAGCGTATAAGAGTGGTGGAGATCAAACAATAGCTAACAATACTTTTACTACTTGTACCTTTGAAAGCACGGATTACAATTTTGGTTCTAATTGGAATACAGCCACAGGGTTATATACAGCACCCTCAACTGGTTATTATAANTTTAATGTTTCTATGGCGTTATACAATCCAACAGCTAGAAATTTTATGGTTAGAATTACAAGACAATTATCAACCAATGCTGCTGACATAAAACAATCAAGGCGAGAAGATGGTGCTGATGGTAAACAAGATTTACAAACTGTTCATGTTAATGCGGTTATGTATCTAACTGCTGGTCAATATGTTGCATTTCAAGGGTATATAGAAAAAGATAGCAGTGATGATAGAAGAATATTAACTGGTCAAAATATTACCTATGTTAAAGG